GGAGCTTAGACCACTATGCACAGAATGCCGTTCTAGGCCCAGGGCATATGCCTATAAGAAATACAACAAAATTTATTGGCGCAGATTATGTGACACTTGCATCAGAAAAAAATCAAAAAAACGTATAGGTGGGGTAACAGCTTTACAGAGATCAGGTTATAAGAAGCGTAACCGTTGCGAGTTATGTGGGTTCAAAGCACAGCACAGTGTTCAATTGGATGTATTATTTGTGGACGGAGATCTTCGTAACACAATAGCTTCTAATTTAAAAACTGTTTGCGCCAATTGCCAAAGGTTGCAAGGGGTCAGACGTCTTGGCTGGCGTGTGGGCGATCTTGTTGCTGACGATTAAAGCGTCAATTTTTTTATATAAATCTTGCTTGTCACCACTGTTTTCTATTACAAAATCAAACTCTTCTTTTGCCCAGGCATATTCTGATGAATGTATATTTTTTGGTTTAATGTTGCCTTCCACATAGTTGACAAACCAGTCAGGATCTTGGCCCCGTTTGACAAGAATAATTATGCCACCATGAGCTCGTATCTGTTTTACTTCGTTAGGGAATCTGGTGTCAGCGATAACTGTGTTTTGTCCTTTGTATCTGCCTATGCAACTGTCAACCCATATTCCGTCATACATGTTGCCACGCATAACTTCGGTGCCAAAATGTTGTAAAACCCATCTTGGTGTGATTGGTTTGCCAAATTTTTCGCTCCAGAATTTATCAGGTTGCTCTCTCCAGTGCCTGCTTGATTCGGTGTCTCCCTCGAGCATACTCCTGTCCCAATTAAACATGGACGCAACTGCGTCCTTTAAGCTCTTGGCAAAACTATCTTTTAGGTAACCGTGTTTTTCAACAAGCCTGTCTGCAACTGTTCCTTTGCCAGAACTAATAAGTCCTACTATTCCTATCAGCATGTGATTATTATATTACTTTTTCAGGCGTTTTTCAATCTCTTTTTTTGCTTCTTCGACAGATTTAAGAATGGTAATCCTGAAATCTTTCTTCTTTTGTTTCAAGGCAACAATGCTCATGTTTTCCAAATCTTCTACCACTTGTTCTAATTCATCCAATGATAGATCTGAATATGTTCTATATCTTTTTTCTGTCATCAAAGATATTTAAAGTGATTTGTTTATGTATTAACCAATAACAAAACTATGAGGTGTGCCACCTTCGGCAAAGTTGCCAATTTCTTGGTCAAGTCTTTCCATTTCGGCCATGCCTTGCTGTTTAAGTTCTGCACCATTCAATGAAGTACCACCTTGTGGACTTGCAATGGTGTTGAATTTGCCTCTGGCCTCCCCAATCATCACTTTGGATACTGCTAGTGTGTAATCTCTTATCCACGGTTTGGAATAGATGTCCTTAAACAATGTTATATCTGGCCTAAAGTTATCTGTGTGCATAAGAACAGTTTCATTGTCTGCTCTTGGTCTTTGTGTAATTGTTAATTTTTTTGTGGCGACATCAAAATGAAATTGTATGAATGAACCAAACAATTTACCAACTAATTCTTGATAAGATGCAAAAGCATAGTAAGTAGCCAAACCACCTGTTGCACCTGCTCTTAAAAGATATGTATTTGTGTATGCTAAATTGAATGGTTCAAACAGTGTGCCACCTTCGCCACCTTCAGTTCTAGAACCTACGGTTCTTCTAAATAATTTTCTTACATTAATGACTTCATCAGGCAAGATATACGTGTTTTGATTTTCTTTCAATTCTAAGAAAGCATATGATTCTTCAACCGCATTAGATGAACGCTGTCTATACCTGTCTATCGCCCTAGTAAGTGCCGTTTGATAGTGTTTTGGGTCTAACTCCACATCTATCATGCCCTCACCTAGATTGTTTTTGACATAATCAAATATTTCTTGTTGTCCTGTTTGAAGTTCTGACATATTGATATTTATTGCCTTTGCCTGTACAATAAATATGTATGATATGCCAAGATTATCCATTTTTAAGCCTGAAAAGGGCAATGACTACAAATTCTTTGATCGAACCATCAAAGAGATGTTCACAGTTGGCGGAACCGACCTACATTTTCACAAATATATCGGCCCTTACGATCAAGGAGATACAAACAAGGACGGCGAGGCATCACCAACACAGCCACAGTATTCGGGCGATACTTTAAACGAAAGAACTATACAAGATTTATTATTTTTAGAAAACAGAGATAGAAAATACGATGCAGACATTTACACAATCCGTGGCATTTATAATGTACAAGATATAGATTTCAATCTATCCCAATTTGGAATGTTTTTACAAAATGACACTTTGTTTTTAACGATCCATCTTAATGATTCAGTCGAAAGACTAGGTAGAAAACCAATGTCGGGTGATGTGATAGAATTCCCCCACATGAAAGAAGACTATTCTTTGGATGAAAGTATTCCAATTGCATTGAAAAGATATTATGTTGTGGAAGATGTGAACAGAGCCGCGGAAGGATTTTCACAAACATGGTGGCCGCACCTACTAAGATTGAAATTAAAATCACTAGTTGACTCTCAGGAATATCGAGATATCCTAGGAGATGCCACAACAACAGGTAGTTTGGCAAATTATATGTCCACTTTCAACAGAGAAAAAACTATTTCGGATCAAGTGTTAGCACAGGCAGAAGCAGATGCTCCAAAAGCCGGATTCAATTACAAACAATATTATGTTGCACCTATTGATGAAAGAGGCAACATAAGAACAGACAACGTTAATACCACAGAAAGGATCAGTTCTGATAAACCAATAAATGCTGTGATTGATACACCAGCGGCATCACACTATGGATTCTATCTAGATGGCGATGGCGTCGCCCCCAACGGACATCCAGCTGGTTTTGGAATATCATTTCCTAATGCAAACGTAAATAAAGGTGATTATTTTTTAAGGACAGACTACTTGCCGAATAGATTATTTAGATACGATGGTAACAGATGGGTCAAGATTGAAGACTCGGTTAGGATTACTACTACCAATACTGATACAAGATCAACGCAAAAAACTGGTTTTGCAAACACCTCCGGTACAACAACTATTAATGGTTTGACTGTCAATCAAAGACAATCATTAGAAAATGCTCTTAAACCAAAGGCTGACAATTAATGCTCCATTTCTATTCAGGACAGGTTAGAAGATTTTTAACACAGTTCATGCGGATATTGAACAATTTCAGTGTGGAAACAGGCAGAGGCAAAGATGACCAGATTGCACTTAGACCAGTGCCAGTCGTATATGGTGATGCAACAAGACAAGTGGCAAATATAATCAGGCAAAATAGTGAAAATGCGTTGAACTATGCACCTAAAATTGCTTGTTATATAAGAGAGTTAAATTATGATCGAGAGCGAATGCAAAATCCTTATCATATCGAAAAACAACATTTAAAAGAACGTGATGTTCTAGATGACGGTACCTATAGTAACAAACTTGGAGCAGGTTATACTGTAGAAAAACATATGCCTTCACCTTTTCGATTAGAAGTAACAGCTGACATATACAGCAGTAACACTGATCAAAAATTACAGATTATGGAACAAATATTGTATTTGTTCAATCCAGATTTTGAAATACAAAAAAGTGACAACTACATTGACTGGACCAGTTTAAGTTATGTTGAACTTACCGGAATAACATTTAGTTCTAGAACTATTCCTGTAGGAGCAGATTCAGAAATCGATGTAGCAACAATGACTTTTAGTATGCCTATTTGGTTATCACCTCCTGTCAAAGTATCTAAGTTAGGTGTAATACAAAAAATTATAATGAGTGTATATGATGACGATGGTGGTATAAACAAAGGTTTAATAAGCGGACCTTTGATAAGCCAAAGTTTCATTACACCAAACAATTTTGGTTTACTAGTCACTGGAAACCAATTGCGCCTATTGGGAACCACAGGAACCAATGTATCTTCCGGCGGTGATGGATTTCATACTGGAGCTACAGACCCGGGATTGGCAGATCCATTTGAAACATTTGGTCCACCGGTGAATTGGAAAATTTTACTAGACCAATACGGAAAAGTGCGGAATGGTACCAGTCAAATTAGGCTTACACAACCAACCGGAAATGAAATAGTTGGCACTATTGCTACAACATCTCTAGATGATACAATTTTACTGTACACAATTGATAATGACACTATTCCGGAAAATACTTTACCAGCTGTTAAGAAAATTATCAATCCTTTGACATTTGCACCAACTAATAATGCCGCAGGTGATAGATATCTTATAATTGACCAGATTGGAGATTCCACAGCAACAGTTCAAAGTTCAACATGGGGTAACCTTGTTGCCAGTGTTGGTGATATTATCCAATATGATGGTACAAAATTTGTCAAAGTGTTTGATGCATCAAATCCAGATTCAACATTACATTACGTAACTAACTCTAACACAGGTATTCAGTACAGATTCACTGGTACAGAGTGGGTAAAATCTTATGAAGGCATTTACCAACAAGGCACTTGGACGATTGTGCTAGATGGCGGTTTTGTTGCTAATGATGATGCATCAGGTCAAGATGCAACTACTCCTTAAATTTTAACACTAAATTACTATAATGAAAGAAAACATCATTTGTTCGGGTGCATTGTTCTACTCTACAGGTACAAAACGTTTTTTGTTTTTGCAAAGAACTGATCGAAAAACCCAGGGGACTTGGGGACTAGTTGGAGGCCAGGCTCATTTCACTGAATCAGCATTCGAAGGATTGAAAAGAGAAATCGAGGAAGAAGTTGGGACTACACCGGCATTTAAAAAAGTTATACCATTAGAATTATTCACATCCAATGATCAAAAGTTCTTTTTTCACACTTATCTAATTGCTATCGACGGAGAATTTATTCCAAAATTAAATGGTGAACATTCAGGTTATTGTTGGTGTGCATTTGAATGTTGGCCTAAAAATTTACATGGTGGTTTACGCAATACTTTGAATAACAAAAGTATAAAAGGCAAACTACAAACAATCCTAGATCTAATTACCTAACTACGCACCGATAACAAGATAATGACACCATCTTGGTGGCAACCACTGTAATAACCATGCTCTGTTTCTATACAAAGCATACAACTCATCAAGATTTATTTTGTCTAAATTTTTAAATTGTACTCGAAAGTATGGATGCTCACACGAACTG